TCCGTACAGCTATCTCCTATTACTAAAAATTTCATTAATTATGCTTGTTGTTGAATATCCGTCTTTATGTTTAAAAAATATAACTTCATACCCATCTATCTCTTCGTCTTCGGGTATATCATTGCTCCCTTTTATTATAGCGTCAGGCTTGATACAATTGATAAGTCTTTTTGGGGTATCTGTGTCAAAAATAATCACTCGATCAACAGAAGACAAACATTCTAGACAATATTTCCTATCTTTTTCATTATTTATCGGTCTACCCTCGCCTTTCAGCCTTTTCACACTAGCATCTGAATTCAAGCCCACGATGACTTCTCCGCATCTTGGCCACGAACTCGAACCCGCTCGATGCCTACAATATTCCAATAACTCCAGATGCCCCCTATGCAGAATATCGAAGCATCCATTAGTAAAAATTTTGCGATACTCTTTCATTTTAATTCATTATTAAATATCTTCTGTCTAAGAGCGGTGGTTGAATAACCATATCTTCTATTATAAAAAACTTTTATCCCCAAGTCGTAACCAGTAAACTCCTTGCCCTTCCAATCTTCTCCTATAAATCTAACATCTGGATTGACATGACAAATTAATTTAAGTAAATCTTCTTCTGTCTCATAAGGGCAAACTAAATCTACATATTTAACAGCTTCTATTTGGATATATCGCTCAAAAAAACTTTGAATTGGTTTATTTTTATTTGGCCTATCTATTGTCGGGTCAGTTTGTAGGCCGACCACTAATTTATCACAATTATCCCGACACTCTTTAAGCATCATTATATGGCCCGTGTGCAGCAAATCAAATGAAGAACAAGTAAATCCAACCATTATAGCAGCCTCTGACTTTCCACGCTATCTAGGAAAGCTTTCTTTTCCAAAAGGTAGCATACTTTTACAAATTTAGTTTCCACCCCTAATAACTTACGAATATAAGATATTTTCATACCCTTGAGTTTATCGAACTGAACTTTTGTTAAATCTACATTGCACCTTTTTCCAGCCAAAACTCCCCACTGAAAAACTTGAGCTTCTTCTTTGAAAAATTTATAACCCTCTGGGTAAAACCATCTAGCAATAAATAAAAATATCTTTTCCCTAAACCATCCAAGCTTACCCGTACTTCCCATTGTGTAACCTAAAATAAATGCCTCATCCTTTGGAAGAATTCCCCTACCAAGCATAATATGAATACAATCGTGAGTAAATAAATCGACACACCCCGGAAAAATACCGAATTCACAAAGAAGCGAGCGAGGATTTTCAAAGAAACGAATTATCCAAGGAACGTCTTTGGCGTCAAGCTTCCAATCTTCCATTTCGTCAATGGCCTCATAAAGTCTTTTGCCGTTAGAAAAAAGAGGGACGTGCCAAGCTTCGGCTTTTATTTGAGCTTCGCGTTCTAGCTCTTTCTCGTACTCCTTGTGTTCGTATGGGGTCATGCACAATCAATGGCTGTCCAATTTGTTTTGTACTCTTTTTTGCTTTGGTTTGCGACCCAATGAATCTGCCTGCCTGTGTCGCCATTGAACCAATAATGGGCCACCTTTATTTCCGTTGGCCTTAGCTCTGGTTTATCAATCAGTCGGGGGTCATCCCAATCCAAATAATAAACATCATAAATAGAATCTATAAGATTAATATCATCTTTAGTTCTAACGTGCATATCAACAAAATCTTGAGCTTCCTTGAGAGATGTAAAATGTAATTTGCCGCCATCCATCCAACCGCAATAACCATTCCAAGTAAGGTCGTTCTCCTCCTCAAAAGTCATATATTCCCTTTCAGGGGCAAAGCTACCTCGAATATTCTGACTAAATACCCACTCGCCCTGCTCGCGTTCATAGCAGCAGACTACATAATCCCAGCGAAACGCTTGAGGCGGTGGAGTGGTTCCCGTAAGGGTTCCGACTTTGTCTTGTGAGGTTGATAACCCAGCAAGGGGTACAGTAGCCGCTGCGGCCACCGATGTTTTGATGAAATTTCTTCTATTCATTATTTAAATCTTTTATAACCCCACCAAGCGTTTCTTAATATATACTGCAAGTGCCCCACTTCTTCCCATTCATTTTTCGCTTTAAGTTCTTGTATCTTCTTCTCTGTATCTCTTATTTTCCTAGGAAATTTTTTACGATTTCCATAAGGCACTATATAAGATGGACGCTTAATTTCACTCATCCCATAATAATTTTATTTCATTTATGCCTGTATTTTCCTGCATATTCCATATTTGACAACTAAAACCTTGATGTTCGGGCCAACCGTGAACATTTTGAATCATGTAAACTTCATTTAAAAAATCTCCATCATTAATATGAGTAAAAATACACTCCATTACAAGGCCCATGTTATCTCCAAGTTTTAATATTATTTCTGGCTTTACGTTTTTAAGTCCACCGATAATTCTTTTGCAGGTTCGTTCGGTCACAAATGGACTTTTTGTCATTTTTATAGATTCTAAATCGTCACCCTGCTTGGCAAGACCATTCATTATTAAATTCTCTACGCACGTTTCGTGAAAAAAATCTAATTTTTCATAGAACCCTTCTTGTGCCTCCAAGCCATATATGTATTGGTGCGCCGCCATGCGATCCTTTTTTCCTTTTTTAATTTATTTACCTCTGATTCTAACTCGGTAATTCGAGATTTTAACCTTCTTATAATATGTTCCGCAGTATGCATTTTCAAAATTATGAATGAGATAATCTATAAATTAATTCAGCAATAGCTATATCCTCAATCGCCACACCAGTAGAATCAAATATCGATACGCCCTTATCTAAATCCATAGATTTATGATCCTCAATGAGGTTGGAAAGACTATTGACGGCGAAAGCTTCAGTCGGCCATTCGTTGTATTGTAACTCCCCCGAATGAAAGGCTTGCTGTGGGTCATCACAAATAATAGTTGCGGCTCCATCAATCACGTTCGTCATCAATTCTCTTTTGCCAACTGCATCAGCACCTACCGCATTGATATGACAATTACTCTTAACGTCAAGGATGTTTAAATATGGTTCCGTACTGGGAGTAAGGGTAGTGATAACGTCAGCGTCTTTAACGGCGTCTTTAACGGATTTATTCCTACCCCAAGATTGGCAAAGATTTTCTCTACCAAGCCAATTAAAAAAGATTTTTTGCGCTCTTTCGTTCTCATCATAAAGTGACAAGCCTAAACTCATGTGGTTTCGACAAATAGCCTCATAAGCCTCAACATGATATCTACCTTGTAAGCCACACCCAATGATTGCAAACTCTCGCGCATCTGGAGCGCAGTATTTGGCAGCAATCGCAGAAGTTGCTGCGGTTCTATAGGCCGTAAGAGTTCTGCAATCCATGACTGCAAGCGTTTCTCCTGTACGCCTATCGCTAAGGACAAGTACCCCGCTAGTGGTGTGCATCTCCCTCTGCCAATTCGAAGGAAATACGCCGATCCATTTCATTGCTGTGTAGTCTCCTAAAGCTGCGGGCATTGCTCTGAAGTCTCCACCCCAGCCATCAAGATAAACTTTAGGAACCATTTCGGCTTCCTTGTTGAGAAACGCCGACTCTATAGATTCTGCTATATCAAGCCATTTATACTGCAAGAGGTCTTTTACTGTGTCGTCGTCTATATATCTCATTTTATCCCTTATGATAGCATAAAAATGTTGAGCCTGTCAAGCTTAATGAGTGGGATGTATATCACTATTGAAACTTCTTTCTCGTAATACTTTAGATCTAAATTCATACGATTGAAGCTTATGGGTAGAGTACAGGGCGTCAATAGGTATAACCACCTCGCTGTCTAAATAATTTAATATTTTACCAGAGCTAGAACCCTTAATTAATTGAAAATGAGTTCCCCCATAAACCGCAGATACATAAGCAGAAAACTCGCTTATCTTTTGAGGTGAATAATAATCTATGTAAAACTTCATTTTTTTTGTTATCTTTTTCTCACAACTATCTGTATAAGAATTTGACATGGGGTGACTATAATCATATTTTAATCCCATTTCCCCATTACTCAACCAACTGCTCCTTACGATGTCCCAATCCTCGCCAAACCACCCCCGATTTATGGCTTGCTCAAGCTCAGGAATAGACTCTTCTTTCATTTTAACATCGTCCTCTAATATCAAATAGTTTCCCCAATTATTTGCTTTTGCCATCTGATGTATTTTGTAATGAGAAAGATAGCAACCCATCGTGCCCAAGAGGTATTTTCGAAAATCTGGCCCACCGAATTCAATCCTTGGCTTTTTAAGAAAATCATAAATCGAGTACCTAGCTTCCCTTATTTGGCTCTTCTGGTAAAAGCTGTGGTATTTCCCATCTTCTGGAATTAAATCGCTTAGAGAGGGCTTTACGGCCTCAAAACGCTCGTATTCAAGCCCAAGAGGATTCAACTGGGCTTCAGTATAATCTTTCCTGTCTGTCCTCTCTTTTAAATTTATATATATTATTTTATCTATCATTTATTTTTTTAAAAAATTTTATATCTTCCTCATAGAAAGATTCAGCCATTTGTTTGGTGCTATAATTATAATAGTAATCAAAGCTCTCTTTTCGCTCACTTTTATGCTTATTTATTAAATTTGTTTGTGGTAGGTTTAAAATTCTTAAAACAGAATTGAAACCCTCTTGAAGATTTTCCTGAGTTCCGATAAAGTCCACCCTTTCATTTCCCCTATTGTCTACAAGCTTCATTCTGGGATCGGTAAAGGGCATAACGTGGCTCCACTCAAAGAAGCTGTGGTCTTCCTCACTCAATACAAATTTAATAATGAAATCTTCCAAATTAGCATATTGCCTTTTGTTGACCCAAGGGCAGTGATATGCAGAAATAAGTCTATCTAAAGGATTCCTAATGAAAGAAAACGAGAAGGCTCCCTCCAGAAGGTCTGAATTTCTGTGTCCTTCATAAAAATATTCACGATTTTTATCTGTGTCCCGATTCACGGGGTCGTACTTGCCACCAAGGCCAGTTGTTGCTTCTGCAACCGATCCGCCACCACATCTAGGAACGTGTATAAATACAAATTCTTTTGTCATTTCACCAATGTCTTATTGCATTTGCGATAATAAAAAAACAAGTGATTATATTTATTATAACGATTATAGTTCTGATTAGCAAAGAAACATTTGCATCTTTATTCTTTAGAATAGGAATATCTGGCGCGTCATCGTCAGTTTTACCGATGCGATGATCTACCGTCCTTGACCAAATCAACCAAAGCCTTTTGAACATTAGGTCTATTTATCCCCTTTAATCAGCTTTATCAACAATAATACAGCGATTACGATTAAAGTCCACTTGATCCAAAGTAAAGCTTCTGTAACTTCTGGAGGCGTTACTATTTCAATATCGGGATTAACTTCCACCTTAACGGGAGTCCCGACTATTCCATCTATTATTCCAGTTGCCATTTTATTTCTTTAATGTCCGAATATCATACCCATCTTCTTTAGCTATACCCTTTTCAAGTAGCTCTATAAAAAACTCTTGTATTCCTTTATTGCTAACTCGCTTACGTTTTTTTTCTTTCTTAAAGAGTTCGTCAAAAGCCTTATTGGTAGAAATTTCCATAGAGCAGGTATCGTCTGGATTATCTTTCATATCATGTATATAAACTCTCGGAAAATCACTGGCCATAACTTTTTCAAAGTTATTGTCGTTAAGGGGTACTCCTTTATATTTTTTCATTGTTCCACATCTTTTTTAAATTGGTACTCCGAGTGGGCATCGAACCCACAACCTCGCGCTTATAAGGCACGTGCTCTAACCCCTTGAGCTACCGGAGCTAGAGCGTTTAATTATTTTTTATTATATTCTTTAAATTAAATTTGTCCATCAATTTAGACACGCCAATTATCTCAATACCTACTTGAGTATTTACTTCGTCCGTGTCTATTGATACCATGCATCCATCTTCATTATAAACCATAACCGCACCAACTTGTCCTTGTGGTGGAGCTACATAAATATACATTGAGTCAGAATCTTCTTCGTAGCTAATTCTATTATCGAAATCGTACTCGTTGTACTCTCCGTAGCCTTCTGGAAATTTAGCCTTCATCAACGAAACTATTCTAGCATTCTATTGCTAACTTTGTCAAGATCTATTATCTCAGATTTTTTCTAGTCCAAGGCTGCATCTTATTACTTTTTGGGTCGTACCATAGGGTAGGTCTACCAAACAGATACCCATTATTTAAATGAAATCTGCGAGTAAACAAGGGCGTTGGTAATGGCGCTGGTTGTTGCGGTTGCACTTGAGGCTGTTGCTGCTGCGGTTGTTGCCAGTTATTTTGTTGTGGAAAATATTGAGGCTGATTCTGTGGCAAGAATTGTTGTTGGTAACTAGGGTTTACATTTGGACGGCCAAATGTAAAATTGTTTGGTCGATGAAAATTTAAAGGGTGATTTGTGTTATTTGGGAACTGAAAACCTTGGTTCGGCATCATAAATTGATTACCACCATAAAAGGGCATCATATTATTATTAAACGGATTATACGTTGGCCTCGCTTGTTGGGCCATGCACGCATTTGACAATGCTACACCAAGCAGAATTGCCATTGTGACCCAAAACCAAGCTGGTATTAATGTATAATTATCTTTCATTTTATTTATTTACTTGGTGGAGTGACCAATCCACTTTTTCTCCGTATAACTTAGTGGCCCATTTTTTTGCATCAATTCGAACTATTTCCTCTTCGTTTCCTCGAAATAACCTCGAATTTATCTTATCATGTCCATCATAGACTACCGCTACCCATGATTTGCTTTCTTCTTTCATTTTAATACCTTTGGTTCAATAACGTTATTATTTACGATTCTAATAGGTCTGCCACCATCAGCCATTAATTCTTTCCTTGGGTCGATGCCAATCAAGCTAAATACAGTAGCGGCATAGTTATCAACAGTAAACGGGTCATCTTCTGGAAAAGACCCCGTTGGATCGGAGGTGCCATGAACGTAGCCCCCTTTGACGCCTCCACCAGCCATAGCAATACTAAATACTTGTGGCCAATGGTCTCGACCAGCATTGCTATTAATTTTTGGAGTGCGTCCAAATTCAGTAGTAACTAAAACTAGTGTGTCATCCAACATCCCTCTCTCGTGCAGATCAGTAATGAGTGTGGCGTAAGCTTTATCGAACGGCTCAAGCTGACGATTCATGTTATTTTCTATGTTGCTGTGGTGATCCCAGCCCCCATAAGTAAGTGAAACGAACCTTACTCCCGCCTCTACTAATCTACGAGCCATCAAAAATCTTTGCCCAGCAGCATTCATGCCGTAAGCCTCTCTTACTTTGGTTGGCTCTTTATCTATTTCAAAAGCGGCCCTTGCGTCTGGCGAGCTAATTAAATCGTACGCCTTGAGATAGAAAGAGTCCATAGCATCTAACTGGTCATTCTTCTCTAGCTTGGAAAAACGATTATCAACAATCGAACGCATCTTTTTACGTTCTGCAAATCTTTCTGCCGTCAAGCCACTTGGTAAGCTCAAGTCTCTAACGGAGAAATTAGGGCTTTCTGGATTCGACCCTAGGCCAAACGGCCCATATTTAAAACTCAAATACCCCGCGCCGCTGCTCCGAGACGGGGTTGGAATTGCAACATACGGTGGCAAGTCCTTACGGCTCCCAAACTCCTTCGATACGACACTGCCGATTGAAGGATACGTGAGAGCAGGAGAGGGACGCCACCCAGTCATCATGTTATGTGTTCCTCGCTCATGTGCGGCTTCGCCATGAGTCATAGAACGAATGACTGTAATTTTATCTGCAACTTTTGCTGTATGTTTTAAATTCTCTGAAAATCTTTCGCCCGTGTTAGTTTTAACTGTACCAAGTGGGCCTCTATACTCTTGGGCGGCCAAATATTTTGGGTCCCAAGATTCTTGATGAGCCATACCCCCCGGTAAATAAATATTAATAATATTCTTAGCTTTACCTTCTTTAGAAGGATTCCAAATATGTTTAGCGCCCTCTAAATCTAGAACACTAACTCCAAACGCGCTTACCGCGCCGATCTCAATAAATTCTCTTCTGTTCATAGTCCTCCGGTCTTTGGTAAATTATTCCATCTACTCTGTAAATCTAATTCTCTATTCTTAATAATCCAGTTATGAAGAGTGCTGCTTCCATGTCCGTAGCCATAAGGCAGGGGGCGGTAGTCTTTAGTTTCTATCTCTGGGGGACTACCCCATCTTGTAGGAAATGGCTTACCATTTGGACTGTAATACACAGTTGACTCGCAAGTTGGACAACAACAGCCAGCGAAATAAAGAGTAGCTATTAATATAATAATTTTCATTTTATAAGATGTCTCGGTAAAAATTTATAATTAACACAGTTATTTTCTAAAACTTTACCTTCTAATACTTGTTTGACTGTTGATGCAGCCTTATACTTCATTTCCCAAAAAGATTCTAAACTATAAAATCCGCAATGAGGCGTCACAATTAGATTGGGAATGCTACCTTCACTTTTAGTTTTGAGCGGCTCATCCTCGATTACATCTAACGCTGCCCCAGCTATGCGCCCACTTCTCAGTGATTGAAACAAATCGTCTTTTTTAATAATCGGCCCTCTAGCTGTATTTACAATGAAAGCGTCTTTCCTCATTCTTCTTATTTCTTTCTTTGTAATCATGTGACGCGTTTCTTCGGTAAGGGGGCAATTGATTGAAATAACATCCATATGTAAAAGCATTTCGTCAAGAGTTTTACATCTTGATATACCCAATGATTTGTCTGTTCCGTCGGACAAATAAGGATCATAAAAGTGGACATTAAAACCTAAAGCTTTAGCTTTCAATGCTACTGACGTCCCTATTCTTCCTAAGCCGACTACGCCAAAATGCATTTTACTAAATCGCCTTATGTTTTTACGCCCCTGAACATCCCACCCAAGATTTTTACAATGCTCACAATTAGGAAGTATTTGCCTACATAAAGCGAGAGTTAAGGCGATGCTATGATCTGCTACTTCATCTGTGCCGTAGTCTGGTACATTATATACCGGAATGTCTGCATGGATAGCTGCATTAAGATCGACTGTATCATAGCCAGTTCCATTACGGACGATACATTGACATTTCTCTAGTTTATGTATGACCTCTTGAGGCATAGAAGCGTTATGCCACAGAAGAATCGCGTCCGCTTTCAGCACTTGCCCTTTCCAATCTTCAGGTTTGTCACAAAGAAAATATTTTACGTTGGCAGATTTTCCCAAAGCCTCTTTCTCCACCACGCATTTTCTATCTCCGCGCGGTTCGGGCTTCCAGTCCACTACTGCCACTAATGGTTTTTGCTTTCTCATTAATCTTTTATGTGTAAATCAGACGGTTGAAGCTCATGGAACTCCCAATCTTGCTCTTGAGATTCGCTGCCTTCACCATCATTACCTTCTGACTTCTCTTCGCCTGAGCCTATCCCCTTCTTATCGCCTTTTTTCTTCTTCAATTCTCCGAGTACCGGCTGACCTTTTGCAAGTCTTCCTTTTGCACCCTCTAGCTTTTCATGAAGCGAACGAGAGTATTCTAGCGCAAATAGTCTAGGCTCTATCTTTTCTTTCCTGTATCCAAAAAGTCTAGCTAAAAAGCTATTGTCATCGCCCTTGGCTGATTCAAGAAGTATATATATTCTACCGTCAAACTCTATAGCCTTGTTGGGCTCTTTTATAATAGTCCAGTGAATTAGAACTTTTTCGGGCATATCATCCTCCAAAGCCGCCCAGCCTAAAAATGAATGAATAGAACCCCAGAAAATAACCGTAAACAGACAGAATGACGCAATACAAGCTATTTTTAAATAATATTTAACTGTAGATTCTACAAGAAGCCAAAAAGTGAGACCTCCAATAACCAATAGTAGAATAGGTAATGCAACATTCATTATATATTATAATATTTTTATTATTAAAGTTCTAGTAAATCTTTTAACCGTTTCCAGCTTTCTTCTATTTCGCAATCTGTCGGAAGGTAATGGTCGGGATTACCGATCTGAAAATCTTCTACGTGATATTCTTTTCTCAATTCCCTTTCTGATGTCAAAAATATCTGAGTTACTTGACCCTCATTGTAAGCTGAAAGCTCCCCTCGTAAATCCGCATAAGGATTAACTAAACACACTACTACGTCTGACCCCTTTTTTACTGGGCGACCTTGTATCGAGTTTCCACTTTCGTCTTTACAGTAAATAGCCGACCAATCATTCCGTTGCCCCTTTTTATTTAAATAGGTTGCAACAGCGTTTGCGTTCCTAATGTTTTCTTGTCTCCCTAATTTACCATAATTCTTATTAGCGAATATTTCCCTAAACTCGTCTCCGTCGATAATGAATGGAGTGTTTAAATGTCTAGCGAGCTTAACTCCTAGAGTAGTCTTGCCCGATGCTGGTTGTCCATATAATACATAAATCATTCTTCTAAAGGGTTAGTTAGTACTTTGGGTAATTCATTTATATCTATAACATTACCTTGCTTATCGGTCTTAAACCTGAACATGGTTTTCTCCTCTCCCGTTTCTGAAAAATCGAACTCTTTAACAACGACCTCTTTATAGGGCTTAATTCTTATAAGCTTTACCGTGGCTTTAGTGGGTTTATCATCCCCCTTTCTGTAAACGTGAACATTTACGACATTCTCTCCTTCTAGCACTCCTCTAAACGATACCACCTCCTCGTGAAATTTAGTAATTACTCCTTCGGCTTCTTCTGGGAGTTGATTATTCCTTCGCCCAAGGGCATCGTGATCTAAACTTATCAAGCTGCCTTGTCCCCCTTCTCTCCTGTTAAAACATGCTATATGTCCAGAAGCCGCTTGAACATACAAATCTAAATCATCGGCGCTATTAGCGTCCCACGTTAATACAACTTCATAAATAACATTTGGCGGACGCATCTTTGTTTTTTCCTCTTCTGTTTTCAAAAGAAATAAGATGGCCACCAAAATAAGTAGGCAGCAAAATAGAACATCAATAAATGGTCTAAATGTAAAAAATTTGCGATTCATTTTTTAATCCCCCAGAACTGAAGGTCTTGACCTGTGTCTACGAATTGCCATTGAGAAAAGGTTTTTTTACAATCGATAATTTGATTGACTTCTTTTTCATCTCTATTTTTATAAAAATCCAAAGTATGAGGGCTTGAAAACTCATCCGTTTGGTGAGTGCCGTGTTCGGCCCTATCTCTACCGGCGCAAGTAAAAATGAATATACCGCCAGACTTTAACATCCTCACTATATTTCTTAAGGTTTCATCAAATCTAGAATCATGTTCGAACGCCTCGGTGGAAACAATTGCGTCATAGGTTTCATCTGGATGATCTAAATCCGCCCCATTACAAACTAAGTCTACATTTTTACCGGAACCTAAATCTATACGCAAAACATCACAATTACTATAAAGATGATTGTTGTTTCCGTTGATGTCTTGGGAGCCAACTTCTAGAACTTTTTTACCGTTGAAGTACTCTGTTCCTACGAAGCGATTAATAAATTCTTGCTGCGCATAGTGTGCCATATAATTATTTATCCTCTAATTTAAATTTTAAAATTAAAAGTTGAACTTGAAGCGGCAAGCTAAAAACAATACCGCAAACAGTTGTATAAAAAGCAGTGTTTAAGCCCTCTTTTAATCCTGCGACAATTTGTGACGTAGGTAAGGAGCTATCTAAACTACCTTCTGTTGAGATTACTAAACCGATGATGGTTCCCAACAGTCCTAAAGAGAAAAAGTGCTCCGCTGCAAACCATCCGAGCTCTGACCTTTTTGATAAATGGCTCGTGGCTTCTGATTCTTTGTTTTTGTTGATCCTATCTGCTAAATAGCACAGTCTACCAACGTAACCCGACATGGCCACGTAAAGTCCCATGATGAGTATTGATATATGCGATAAATCATTTTTAATAGCTAATGATACGAGGCCTTTTTGTTCTGCAAAAAATACTGCTGTTAACATCAAGGAGTTTAGTAAAAACCATTTCGTAAAGGTCTTCATTTTAATATTAATTTCCATATTTCTCTCCAAATTCTCTTATTTCTCTCTTGTAACAATTTAGTTTATCATAAAGCTCCCTTTCTAGGGGCGTATTTCCACTAATTGAGTACTCCTCTTTTGCAAGAAAAAAAATCTCAGCGAATTTCTCATCCACCATATGATCTATCGTAATGTTTCTTTCTTCCTGTTCTGAGTTCATTTTTATTATACCTTTCTTCTCCATTCTTTAACAATGTTTGTTATCACAAATTTTAAATTTTTCCACTCTTTTAGCCTCCTTATTATGTAAGGCATCCAGCTTGAGCCAAATGGAACATAAACGCGCACAGCATGGCCATCGTCTCTAAATTTGCGCTGTAAATCACGCCTAATACCGTATAAAAATTCATAATCAAAATATTTGTCTGATATATTATTTAACAATTCTTCGTCATGAGTGCCTATTGCTGGGTGATTCGCCTTATTTAACTTTAAATCTGTTGCATATTTAATGAACGCCTTTTTAATCGCTTTTTCGTCGGTATGGGAAATCTTTTCGCTCTCTTTATATGCTCCTTTTACAAGTCTAACAGACACCTTACTTTCTGTCAAGATTCTAATATCTTCTTCGGTTCTAAATAAATTAGATTGAATGGCTACTCCTACATTTCCATATTTTTTGTTTAAAGAAATGGCTAAATTTCGAGTCAACTCCGTAACTGAGGAGTCTTCCATATCTAATCTGATTGAATGACCGTATCTTTTCGCTAATTTCGCTATTTTATCAATCTTTTTATAACTAATGTAGGGATTTATTTTTAAACCTAATTGTGTTGGTTTAATGGATATATTTATACTAACATCTTTATAAAATTCAATTATATCAATGTATTGATTTAAAGCTCTTTCGCAATCTTCGTTGGTTTCGCTAAGTTCCCCCAAGTAGTCCACTGAAACCTCAAATCCATCATTTAAAAGTTTATTAATATTTCCTTTTGCAGACTCAAAATCATAGCCAGCAATGAATCTTTTAACTAATGGGTATAGTAGTCTCACATTCTATTATAGCCCTTTTATCTAAAAAAATAAATAAATTGGTAGGCGGTGAGGGATTCGAACCCCCGACAGCCTCGGTGTAAACGAGATACTCTACCGCTGAGTTAACCGCCCAAAATGGTAGGCAAGGCGGGACTCGAACCCGCAACCTACGGTTTAGAAGACCGTTGCTCTATCCAATTGAGCTACTTGCCCAAAATGGAGCGGGTGGCGGGAGTCGAACCCGCGTCACCAGTTTGGAAGACTGAGGTAATAGCCGTTATACGACACCCGCTCTTGCTTTAATCGGGCTGTTCCTCTTTTTCTTCTTCGCCCATAAACGGAGGACGCTTCTTGATAATGAGAACTTCCGATGGGTCTTCTGGAACTCTGTATATAGCCTGTTTCTTTTGGGTTATTGGACAGTATTCTACTTCAATACCCTCTTCTTTAACAACGCCCCAAAAGATGTCCCACATCTTATTTTGGTGTGCTTCCGTGCCAAAGAGAACTGGAATATCGAATGCAACTACATCCCCAACTTCTATATCTCTACCTTTTCTATCTTTGTTCATAATGTATATTATATTTTGTATCAGCCTTATGTTCCAATAATAGCTGATTTAAAATTTCTCTCAAGAGATTCTAGGCAATCTTCTGCGTTAGCCATAACCTCTAATTGTTTTGCCATTTCGTCCACGTGTTGTGGGTGTTCTCCTATGCCAACTGGTGTCTCAAAATAAACAGTCAATGTAGCATAAGCCTCTTGGTGTTGCGCTGTGTACCTTGCGTGTAGCGCGTTATATAGTGCTAGTTTTTTATCCATAATAATATTCTATTTTGAGTTAAAGTCAAAGTCTTCATCATTAAATATAAAATTCTTAAAGAAGTAGTCGTCTACATAATCTCTCTCCAGCAGAACAACTTCTGACTCATCTATGTAATAACGAGTTGGTCTTTCTGCTGTTTTCATAATTATCTCTAAAAATTGTACCACCGTGATATTGACAAAGGGTAACGGCGCGCCCTTAAGTTTTACCTTAGTTGGGTCGTAAACTGTTTTGTCGGGGTCTCTCATGTGCAATGGTATCATCCACGGATCAGCGGGTTTGTTTCCAGAATGAGCATCAAAATATATATTAACTTTTGACTCTCCGCCTTCTCTAATCTCTTTACCTAAAAAGGCTATAGCCTCCGAAACAGTTTTACCTTCTAGGACGGGTGTCTTTTTAATTATTAGAACAGACAATTTATCCTTTAAAGAAAGCTTTTTGTCTGCGGAAAAAGTTTCAAGTGCTAAGGCAAAAGTAAAAATTATAATTAATATTTTTTTCATTTTAAATGACTCCAAATAATTTACATAAAATAATAACCTGTAAGACAAGAGTACAGATAGCGAAGACCGTACGCATTAACTCCATGAGGTGATTACAATTATCCAACCTACGCTCCCATTCGTATAACCATTTTGGTAACATTACCTCAATTCCTTTCTTAAAAGTCTCCATCTATCGCTATCGATAGATTTTTTGCCATCATTGATTTGGTGAATCATTTCTAATACTTCATCAATATTATTGTAAATGTAATGATGAGGAAGCATTCCTAACATCCACAGGGGAGTCTTCTTTTTTCCTCCCTCCATGCTAATAAAGATGGGCTTCTTCATTCTTACTGCTGTAACAATTTCTTCTGCGCTTCCCCAGCTTGCTACATCAGGCAATAAATGGGCAATTATAAAATCTGATCTATCTACTAAATTCAGATCATAGCTTCGAACTACGCTCATTCTTTCAGCTACATCATTATAATAACCATTCTCCATGTCGTCAGCCATTTTTTGACGAGCTTCTTCATCCTCGTCTACGTCCTTAACGAAGGGTTTTTTATAAGGATTAAAAACTGTAATATTTAACTTTTCCAGTTCGGTCTCCACATCTTCACGCCAATTTCTTCCATCGGCATATTGCATGTGTCCCACTAAATATGTTCTTGTCTTCTCTAGTAAGTCCATACCTAATACTAACATGATCATTTTTTTGTGTCAAGAGCTAAAGAGTAATTTAAAAATTTTCTCAATTGTCTTCGAGCATAAAAAAGTCTTGACATTACCGTGCCAGATGAACAATGCATAATTTCAGCTATTTCTTTATAGCTGAGATTCTCAACTTCGTATAATATTAACGTTTTTTTATGTGGGGGAGAAAGTTTATTTATCGCCTCACCGATAGTCTCTCCCAACTCTTCATTAGCTAAATTTTCAAACCCTTGAGGCTCAACTCCTTCCAGTTTTTTCTCAAAAGAGCCTCCCCATTCTTCCATTCTTTCGTCTAGGGAAACTTCTTTACGTCTTTGTTCTTTTCTGTATTCGTCAATAATTAAATTATGACTAATTCTGTATACCCAAGTATAAAAACTAGACTTACCTTGAAATTTATCAATATTTTTCCAAGCTTTTATTATTGCTTTTTGAGTAATTTCTTCGGCTGAATCTGGATTCTTCTTCTTAGACAGAACTGATAAGTAAACTTTCTGTTTATTATCCTTTATCAATTGGTCGAAGGCAGAATTGTCTCCCTGTTGGGATAATGATATTAACTCCGCTTCTTTTATTTTGCTATAGTCCATTCAACTTACATATTATCATGAACTTGCATAAATAGTCAAGAGCTTTCTTTCCTGTAAACCGCTGCCCCGTCTTTATCGCTCCACATTTCAGGGGTAAAGTTTATCAACCTTGTTATTTCAGAGACGTAGTTCTTATCTATTAAAGTTAAAGCTAATACTCCCCCAGTTTTGACCTTTTCCCAGTATCTTATTATTTTGTTGATGTCTAATGAATCGTAAGGATTATTATTTTGAATCATTTCATATTTAATTGCCGAAAATGACTTAAAATCCTTTAAGGAAAAACTATATACATTGTCATACGCTAAATGATCCTTTTGAAACGTATTAACTAAAAAAATATCTATATGAGGTTCTATTTTAGGTATTACCTTATTAATATACCTATCTTCTTTTTCTTCTGCTAATACTAGTACTCCCTCATCTAGAAGATTCAGTTCTTCGTAATATTTTAATAGAGACTTTTCAAGCATTAAACCTCAAGGCCAAGTGTTAACAATCTCTTTTTGAAAACTGCATGTGGAACGTCTGCATACGTCAAGGCTTTCGGGTATTTAGTCCAATAGTCTCTATGCTGCTCTTTATTTCCTTCAAGTTTACCTTCGGCCATTAACGACGCCACACAGGAAATAGGAAACGCTGTAGCTTTCTGCATTGCGCTAAACTTATCATCGCTCAACACTTCTATATACTGTTTCCACTTGAGCGGGCCATTCTCGGCATTTACATGAATTAAAACTCTATCTCCATGCTCTGTTTCTGGGCATCCGTTAATAAATAATTTAGCCAACTCCGAAGAAGACAGTCCGCTTTTTCTTATTAAGAATCTAACGATATCTCTATGCCCCAGATATCGCAAAGTTTTATAAGAACAGTCTTCAACACCAGCGTTTTTCATGGTATTAATTGTATGTGATGCACCCCCGCTTGTATAAAACGCCTCAAGGTCTTCGCCTTCGAAATCTACCAACTGGTATCCTTCCATGCCTTTTACTACTTTCTCCTGTCCGTTTTTTAAAACAATGCAGTCATCTTCGTATTCATTGATTAGTCCGTCGATAGACCAAGTACACTCATATTTTAGGGGATTTCCTAGATCCCAAGCTTGTGGCAAGCCGCCAACAAACATTTCTATACTCTTTGCTCCCCGCGTCTCGTATTTCGCTTCCTCGGCTAAAATATTGACTAATCCGGGAGCCAAGCCTAAGTCGGTAAAAACGGGTTTTCTACCTTTCTGGTTTGCGTGTTCATTTATGTTCTGAGATACATCGACTCTTCCTCCTAAATCGCAATATCTTACGCCATGATCAATGCACCACTTACCTACGATTTCGGTTTGGTGGTAAGGTAGGCTGCTTATCACAATATCTGGTTTTTGTTGACCCTCTAGTCCAGTGCAAATATCCTCGGCGTCACTAACAATAAAGAATTCATTATTGGGCGTCTTACCGTCGACTAAATTTATTTTACGCGGAATATTATCCGCCGCTTTTGGGTTGGTGTCCATACCAATTACATGAAAACCCAGTTTATCCATCGCCCAAGCGATAGCGGTTCCCATTCTACCCACGCCTAATACAACTGCTCTCATTTTTTACATCTTTTTCTTGGGCCTCCTTGACCTCTATATCTCTTCATGCCCTTACTGCGTTTACCGCAGCCTTGACGGGTCTTTTTACCTTTGGGTTTTTGATAGCCTAATGAAGCCTTTTTCGACATTATATTTCCTCGATCCTTTTAGCTTTATCATCTATTACCATATCGCAAGCGGGTTTAATATATTTCCCCTTTGATCCGGTAGAAAGGTCATGAAACTTACAGCCCCAAGATTCTAATTGCTTCCAAGTAAATTCATAATAACACTTGCCGAGTGAAATAGATTTTTGGGAGCCGCCTCTAGCAGTCCAATAGACTACATACCAACCTTGGTCATATAGCTTGTTTATTTTAGCTATATTATCTTTGTCGGGGGTAGCTAAATTATACTGTCTTTTGTCAGGATAAAAACAAATAGTTTCATCAACGTCCACAAGTACTACTTTTCGATCATCTGATGAAAACTTCTTGGACTCATGAAACTCCATGTCTTTAGCTAATTGCTTATACTGATGCGCTTCTGGATGTTGTTCTTTCACTTTTTTTTCTTCTTTTTTGAGGGTTGCTGAGCTTTCTTTAAAGCTTTTGGATCGGGATAGTCTTTGTCTCCCGGTTTTGCCGGACGATAATTTTTTCCTTCGCGCTTTTTCTTTTTACGAATATTGTCCCACAGTCCCTGTTTAGCTTCTGAGTTTTCCTCTTTAAATGTATGACCTTCGTGAGCTTTCATACATTCTTCTTTTGTGTACCCAGCTTTTTGACAGCGACTCATGTATTGATCGTGACTCTCATCGTTTGATGGCGTTGGTTCTGCCGCTTCGCTAACTGAGGCTAGTGACGGATTGATTCGTAAAAGTTCATCATGATCAAAAATAGTTTCACCATCCCATTCGTAACCCGCTTCAGAACCTTCCACTTTCTTTCCTCCACGCCATTGACGACACGACCAATAACGGGCTTTCCATTTTGGTCCGGGGCTGTCACAGTTGTGTCTTGCTCTAAAGCTTTTTCTGCGAGCAGGATCATCGCGTTTAATTTCCATATCGGGGTCGCCAAAGTTAACTTTAACTACGTTACCTTTTTCATTTTTAACGTAGACTGAAAATTTCTTTGGACCCTTTGGGGTTCTAAACGGTTTATTTAAGGTTTTTCCCTCGTTGGCCGCTTTGATTTCATTACTAAAATCAATTTCTATTTCTTGCTTTTTCTTCACTTTCTATTTCTCTTTTTCTTTGGATTGTTGTCTTGATGTTCAGGAAGCATGGCTCTTACTTCGTCTACGAGACCTAGCTCCAAGCATTCGTCTGCGTCGATCCACCAATCTTTCCTGTCCCAATTTCTCTTGATTCTGCCTTTTGTCAGCCTTGATCTGGAAGTGAATATATCCACAATTCTTTCCTCTATTCTCTTGACTAATTTAACTTCGTCTTCGACTTCAAAAGTCTTACCTATCGCTCCAAACGCCGCTCTATGAATCATTAACCAAGCTTGATGACCTATCCACCTCTTTGAGCCAGCTTGTAAAAGAATACCCGCCATTGACGCCGCCATTCCAAGAGAACCAGTGGTTATTTCGTGCCCCTTATTTCTAAGCTCCTGAATATAATCAAATAATTCAAATCCATCAATTATACTTCCGCCCGGAGATGAAAAAACAATTTCTATTTTACATTTCGGATCTGACCTATGCCACTGAGTCAATTTGGACATGCAAGCTTGAACCGAACTCGTGCTTACCTCTTTGGAAAATCTATATAAATGATTTTCATCATCAGATAGTAACTCTTTAACTCTAGTTGCGTGAGCTTTTTCATAATCTAATTGGGATATGCCCGCTTCCATTTCAAATTTTAAAGCCTCCGCCTCTACTTTTCTAGTTTCAGCTTTCAGCTTCTCTAACTCTAGTTTTCTTTTTTCAGCAGCAGAACTAGAGGATGTTGAGCTTTTCTTCTTTGGAGAAGTCTTCTTTTTGGGAATAGTTTTCTTTTTTTGCATATTATTTCATTCCTTGTGGAAAGGTTAATTTGTCTGCATGATTGACCGTCCAGCTTATTTCATGGGTGACTGCCCTGAAAGTCCTTGCTGCACTTGGAAAACCATTGCCCGATTTTTTAACACCGCCAAAAGCTAAATGAGACTCGGCAGCGATTGATCCACCGTTCCAATAAATCATTCCTGCATCACATTCGTCCCTCATTATTCTAGCTTTTCTAAAGTCGTTTGTCAAAATTCCAACAGCTAATCCGTATTCTGTATCATTATAAATTCTAATTGCGTCATCAATTGTATCAAAAGGTATAATTGCAACGTGCGGCCCAAAAACTTCATTTCTAAGATATTGAGCTTCATGGCCTCTCCATTCCGTTTTATAAACCATGGGAGACATAAAAAAGCCGTCTCCTTCAGCGGCCCACCCAGAGCGCAATCTTTCACCTTGCAGAAGAACTTCTGCATCTGGATCATTTTCGACCATTTTATTATATTCTACAACTTTTTCATAACCCTGCTCATTTATAAGTGGGCCATAATAAATATTTTCATTTGGTACTTCATCAACCCAGCCTATTGCGTCCGGCGTTCCAGTTGAGCCAACTCTCGTCTCAAATGGATTTCCTGTTTTAAGCTTACTAGCTTTTTCAGCAAACCTTTTAGCAAAATCATCATAAATAGTCCTTTGCACTAAAATTCTTCCAGAGGATACGCATCTTTGACCCGAAAGTTTAAATGCGCTTGCGATACATGCTTCTAGAGCTAATGGAACTTCAACATCGTCAAATACAATACATGCTGATTTACTGCCCAATTCGCAAGAAGTAGTTTTATGCCAAGAATCTGCAGCAACTTTGCGAATATGCTGTCCGACTGCGGCGCTACCAGTAAAGCAAATATGATCGACATCACCCCTAGCCAAAGCGTCACCAGTATCACCAAGGCCATGCACCACATTAATGACCCCATGAGGGAGACCAGCTTCCTCATAAATCTCCATAGCCATTTGGGTTGACATCGGTGCATCTTCGCTAGGTTTTACTATTACTGTGTTACCTTCAACTATCGCCGGAGCAGCATTCCAAAACATTCCAATCGCAAGCGGAAAGTTAAAGGGCGTTATAATAGCTATTACACCTTTTGGCTTCCTAAGCATGTATGCATCTTTGTCTTCAATCTCTGAAGATACAGCTTCGCCATGACTATAACGGCCAGAACCAAAAGCAAACTGAGCCATATGTAAGGCCTCATTAACCTCCGCGATGCTTTCATTGTAATTTTTTCCTGTTTCAAGTGAAATAACTTTCGCTAACTCTCCTTTTCTTTCTGTGATTATTTGAGCCACTCTTATCATGTAGTCAGAACGAACAAACCGGCTGACCTTCTTCCATTTATGGAAAGTATCCCTAGCACTTTTTATAGCCCTTTTTACGTCTTCAGGCTGAGTTAGAGGGAACTCGCCTAGTACCTTACCTGTGGATGGATTAATATTAGAATAAGTTTTCTTTGTGGTTTCCCATTCTCCGTTTATGTAATTCTTTCCATTCATTATTTTTTAGTGCTCTCCATTAGTCCTTTGACGTTTAATTCGCAAAATCCTTTACCCTCTCTTGATATAAGTTCGTAAATTACCCCCGTTAGTTCGGATGGCTTTGTGAATACTTGCACAAGCCCCGGGCAAATCATAGGTTCGTCGGAATAAAACTCAGCATAACCCTTTTCCTTCCATTCTTTCATGGTAGCTTCTACGTCCTCAACTTGGTAAGCTATATGGTGTACGCCTCCTACGTCTCCCCTTTCGGCAACCCAATCTCCTACAATGCTTCCCTCTGGGCCATCACTAACAAAAATTTCTGGGGGAGCATGATATTCTAAAGGAGTTTCTGTTTCGATTTCATTCGGAGAAAGATGGGTCTCCATTCTCCACAGGCTAGTCTCTTCGGCTCTATTCTCTGGCGGAACCAATGCTAGGCAATCCGCTTTATTGCCGTCATCAAATTTTATTTGAAATTCTGTACCAATTTTATAACCCAACGTATCTGCAAAAAATTTAGCAGTTTTATAACGATTTTTTGATCTATAGGCTATATGATCTAGTCTCATTTACGTGCTCCTTATAGACGAAAGAGCAAGGACTCTCTTTCATCATTATTATAAATTTAATTTTAAATAAAATCCAACCTATGTCAAGGTTTTATCTATCCAATAGGTAAATTCTATTTTCTTCCTTAAAATCCACCTTATTTTAGAGGTCGTACATAGAATAATCTTACTCCAAATATTACGAGGTGCATACCAAGGCTTCTCACGCTCCTTTTTCTTTTCTACGAAGAACTTTTCTACCTTTTCTTGCAACATTTTTCTTTCCTCAGAATCCTCCTTCTTCCAAATCACCCTTCCTGTCTCCTTAACTTCTCCTTTGAAAAATATTACTTTAAATTCAAAACAGTAATCGTGTTCTTGCCCCAAATGTACGCCAATCAATGAAAGTTCTCCGGTCCAATCTAATTTCTCTAATTCTCTATGAACCTCTTTAAATCCTCCCCCGGCCATGTGATTTTCGTCCTCTTCCCATTCTCTGTCTATTTTCCACCAATATAGCTCACCTGAATCTGTAACTTCGTACTCATCCATCACCCCGTAGAAACAGGACGTTTTAAACTCAAATTCTTCCCAGATAATATCTTTACATTCCCCCAAGTCGTCTGGTAGGGGTAAGGGGTATTCACATTTTACTACGTCCATCATGTATTCTTTCCAAATACTTCGTTAGATTGTTGAGTTGCCCTTAAAAAGGTTGCACATTTAGGCATATCTTTTACTTTTCTAGCGCCAATATAGGTACAGGCTGACCTAACGCCACCCAATATATTTTCCACTGTATGTCTAAGGAGGCCTCTATGCTTAATTCTTATAGTCTTACCTTCGGAGGATCGATAGCTAGCTACTCCGCCATTGTGCTTCTTCATGGCTGTATCAGAACTCATTCCGTAAAATGTTTTATATTTCTCCCCGTCTACTATCTCTTCTTCCCCCGCTGATTCTGTATGACCAGCAAGCATGCCCCCCAGCATAACAAAATCGCCACCAGCACAGAGGGCTTTTGCGACGTCCCCAGCGCAACAACAACCGCCATCAGCCATAATATGCCCACCAAGCCCATGTGCAGCATCCGCGCATTCAATGACCGCGCTGAGTTGAGGATATCCAACACCAGTCTGCACACGAGTAGTGCAAACAGACCCACCACCAATACCAACTTTAACAATATCTGCTCCACTTAAAATAATCTCCTCGGTCATTTCACCCGTAACAACATTACCAGCTATTATAATATGATTAGTATATTTATCCCTAACCTTTTTAACAAACTCACAAAACCTTGAAGTATACCCATTAGCTGCGTCAATGCAAATGAATTTAATATGATAAAAATTATATAATATATTTTCTAAATATTCTAAATCTTGATCTTTTATTCCACATGATACAGCTAGATGATTGTAAATTCTATTTTGCCAATTTGGTGATCTTTCGTTATATTCCCAGTTCTCTTCATTGGCTAATCGGCTTTCTTCGCTTTTCCAAATTCCATAACCGTCCAGTTTGTGGCGCCATTTGCCAACGTCATAATGTTTGCTCAAGCAAGTTAAGCCGTGATACTGAGCAAGGACTTTAGCTGTTTCAAAAGTCCCTACTGTGTCCATATTTGCAGCTACAATAGGCACGCCCTGCCAAGTAGCGTAGCAGTTAGGGAAAGTAAACATGCGCTTTAAATCTACCTCTTTACGGGAAGAGAGAGTGGACCGCTTAGGGCGCAATAGAACATCTTTATAGTCTAATTTAATATCTGATTCAATTCTCATAAACCGTTATTAATCAATAATAACAGCTTATTGGCTATCTTGTCAAACATTAAATTTTCACTAACGTAAGGCCTCTACTTAGAGGGAAGTGAATTATGCCTTCGAAATCGTAATCCTTTTGAATTTGATCGAAATCTTCCCAAAATATAATTGAATCTTTGCATCTCTCGCCTTTGGGAAATTCTCTAACCTTAGAAGAGTCATGGAATACAGCATAATCTCCTTTTTCTAGAAGCTCCCTCTCTAAGCAAATGCGAAACTCTTTAACTCTATAATCTAAATTACTATCAAACACAGCTAGCCCAAATTTTACATTTGTTTCTTTTAAAAACTCTCTGGTGTCTTGTTTAATTTGCACTACTGTATCCTGCAGCTGCGCTTCTTCTATTACTCTTTTAGTTGTATTTGTGCAATTATCGTCCAATTCAATTGTATAAAGTTTACCAAAGCCATTTCTTTTCACAGCGGCCCCAAGCGCTTTAGTGCCGTGACCGAAATAAGAGCCCGTCTCTAAAACGTTTTCGGGTTTTGCGGCTCCGACCAAAGCCATCCAAAGTTCTAGATATTCTACTTCAGTAGAACATGCATCGTGACAATGGAATAGTTCAGCCTTCTCAGAAGGTACATGTGGGTGCGCCGCGCTTTCTTGTATCATAACTATTTTTAGACTTTAATATTTCGACACTATTCAAACACAAAAAAAAGACGACTATGCGAATTTCCAATAGCCGTCGTCCTTCTAAAGACTCAAGCGGCCTAGAATCGACATTACTAGTCGCCTTAAATTAATGGGAGGCAGGAGTTCTTGAATACCTGCAACTACTCTCGGGCCAAGATCAAGTTCATTAACCCTACAACACTTCGTACCCTACTCACTTCATAACTTTGCCCTTACAGGCTGTGTTACTCGGCTCCCAGAGATTGATGATCTCCTGCCTCTTGTTTCGGTGCGCTATGGCTCTTGTAAACCATTGTTACGCTACTCCCTTTATTCCGACCGTCGCCAGAATAAATCGTTAAAAATAATTAACTCTGCTACTGATTCATGCTCCCACCAGAAGGAGGTGTCGGGATCTCCCCAACCACCACAACACAGAGTTATTGTCAAAGATCGATGTAGTAGCACACGGGCTACCTACAGGTTAAACCACCCTTTTTAACAGAGCGGGTAAAGTCACGCTTACTAGCTGGAAGCCAGCGAGCTTTGTGCTGGTTCAGCTTAACGCGTTCCATAACATATTTAACCTCAGTGGTTCCGTCTGGTGCTTGCACCATCGATACTTTGTATTCTTTAGTTCTATTACTCATAACTTTCTAAGTCTATCATCATCTTCTATAAAATGTCAAGCAAAAAATTGCACCAAAAAATAAAATTGTCAAATAAATTAACGCCAAGAAAATTCCCCAAGAGATTCCTATTATTTGCTTAATCTGTTCCATGCCTTTTTGAGAAAGCCGTCTTTCTTAATGAAAGGGAATTGCTTGTGAATATCGTCTGCATTTTCATCTGTTCTATAGTCCCAAGTTAGCTCTTCTCCTTTTGAAATATCTCTATTGCTTAGAAAAGGGGTAAAGACCATGCCTATTTTTATTCTCCCTGCTCCAGCTACGCCAAAATCATAATTAGCCTCAATATTAGGCTCGTCAGAATGATTCATGTAAAAGCTAACATTCATACCGTTCAGGCCAGACCATAAAACTGGATATGTACCGTTAGACTTAACGAAAAACGAACGAATTCTTTCTTGAACTTCTTTCGGCATTAGATCGACTTCTTCTTCTGTCAAGTCTACTATTTTCTCTGGGAAACCGGGGCGATATGGAACAGCAAAGGGGTTTGTGCCTTTGGGAATATCCCTTATAGCTACAACTCCTATACCGTGTATTTCTGAGTTGCCGATTGTGGCAAATACTTCTTCGTCTAGATTCTTTAATAATCTAAGCTTTTCTGGAGTCATCGCCCTCATTAAAATGTTCTTCTAATTTTCCTTCCATTTTTTCGAGTTCCTGATTTTCGACTTGCCCTCTAGCTATTAGAAGGTCACACTCTTGAATGAGTTCTTTGTATATTCTTCTATCTTCTTCTGTCGCTGTATCGTTGGCAAATTTGTCTTCTAGAAGTTCAATTTTACCGATCATTTGATTGGCGTTTTTTTTCCACCATTCTAACGACATATTGAGTAGATGGAAGTCCTTCTCTAGTTTTGCTTCTGTATCTTCTTTCATCTATTACTAGAATATCATAAATTTACATAAAACGTCAAGTTAAAATAGGTCTAAATCTTCTGGACTTATTGGCTCTTCATCATCGCTATAAAAGAAATCTAAATCGAACCATTTGCGCCCGTCTTTAATTTTAACAGTTAAAATCGGAATCTCATATTCTTCACAAATTTTCATTGCGCTTTTACTGAGGCAGTCGTGGCATAAGAAAAATTTAACATCTTGATTTGCCCAGTCGGTATATAAAAGAAAGTAAACTAATTTTTTATTCTCATAAAGTATCTTGTATTCTTCTCGGGGATATGATAAACCACAAGCTTCACAAATAAAAGGATTACAGTTAACCTTTTTATTTCTAGTATTATGCTTTATTAGTAAAGCTCGAATGTCCCCCGGCTGATCATTTTTCATTTGTAAACCTTTTTCGTCTTCTTAGGCTTACGAACTCCATTTTTGTCTAACTTAGAGTCTTCTTCATTTCCCCAATTGATTTCGTTAAAGTTTTCTCTATACTTTTCTCTATTGAACCCCTCACAAGGTAGCGACGGCCTCTTTTCTCTGTTTATCGAGTCCATGCCTCTACTGATAATTTTTGCATCCTTTTTGTTATGCGGATTGAGTCTTCTGCTTGGCGCTTGCCAGCTTCCAAAATCTGCACCCATACCTATCCCCTTTTCTTTTCTTTGCTGGTGTGTAAGGGAGCTTGGTTTGAAGTTACCTTTACTTCCCGTGTTGGATGCGGTCATTGGGTTATACCCGTAGTCTCCGGCACCTTGGTGTTTGTATTGCCTATCGTGCTGAAGTCCTACGGGACAATTGTGGTCCATTAAGTGATCATTTTTTCTTTTTCGATTTTTTCTTTTTTTCGCCATGTTTTATTTCTCCACTATATGTAAATCATTATCGCTATCACTTATTTTTTCAAGATACTTCTTCGCCATATCTAATCCTTCTGGTGTATGTGGGAACGCTCCGTATCTGTAGCCATTTGTCTTACTTAAAATTAAATAGTATTTCTTTTTTCTATTCTTTGTTTTTTTCTTCTTCATTTAGTAATTCTTTTAATCGCTTAAGGTAGAATAGTGTCCAGCTTTCCCCCACAGCTTCTTCGCCTTTTCCTTGCTTTATTTTTTCTACCTTTTCCCTGCGATTTTCGAATTCTTCATGTTCGATAATCTGATCTAATAAATCAACAGCTTTCATCACCTATCATACCTAGAAATATATAAAAAAACCTAAAAAAACCCACCATAAATTAATACAGTGGGTTTTGCAGTGATATTCTCCTTTCTGTTTACTTTATTTTTATTTTTTTAGGTTTAACATCATCTTCTTTCTCGAAGGTAATGGTTAATAGACCATCTTCAAGGTTCGCAGACATTTTTTCTGAGTCCGCATCTTCTGGCACATAGAAAGAGTAATCGGCTGTAGAGCCAACGCTGTTTTTTGCCTTAACGGATACTACCCCGTCTGTAATCGTGGCGTCAACATCTTCCTTTTTAAATCCAGCTAGATTAAGAAAATAGCTATAACTGTTTTCCTCTTCTTTGTGAGGTACGATATTTCTTCTCCAAGTAGAGTTGTCTACATCGTGAAAATGGCGATCAAAAAGATCCCAGATACTTACTCCATTGTTTCTGTTAAAATTACTAATAAACATGCCACTACTAAAGCATGGGGCATGCCAACTTTTTATAGGGGTTTTCTGGGGATTTTTAAAGGGGTAGAGACATGATGTCTCGATTATGTGTCACACTGATCTTCGGAAGGTGCCTCTTTGGCACAGCAATTTGGATTGCCGCATTGTGGTACATTTACTTTTTTACATTTACGTTTAGTTTTTTTATGACCCCAATCTATCTCGTCATAATTACTTCTAAACTTTTTAGAAAAACAACTTCTTGGGCTATCGCCTTTACCATTCATAATTAAGATACAATTCTAATAGAAACTTCTTCTACGCCATCATCAATAAAACCTTCGTCTAAAAGGTACTGCGCCACAACAGCTACTTCTTCGTCTTGAATATCCTCCGAGGCGAAAATTCTAATTTCGCCGTCGTTATACACCTTGACGGAATAGCCTTTGACGCATAGCTTTTTCATTACATATAAATTTACACTGTATTATACGTTGAATTTGTAATAATCTTAAATTAAAAATTTTCATTTTCTGAAAAATCCTACAGACTTATCCTTGGGTTCGATAAATTCAAAATTATTTCTATCCATGTACTCTTGCAGAAGAGTCATTAGTCCGTCACGACTTATATCTTCTATCTTGTTTTGGATAAAAATTTCTTTATAAGTATTTGAAATGTTTTGTTTATGAATTAGGGCGTGATATATTAAGGCGTATAAATGAGTTTCTTGATCTGGGATATAAAAATTTTTACACTTAACCTTATTGGTTATCATGCGCTTTTCTAATTCAACGTCGTAGTAATCATCTCCGATAAATCTAAAATCGAACAGCACTCTTTTGTCGTCGATAATGACTGAATTTAATATTCTATAATGACCATCTTCGAATCGCTGTTCTGCTACGCTGTCGCCATCTAATATCGTTTTAATTAAGTAATAATTATCGACTAATACATCTACATCTAGGTGTTCATCTATTGTGACATTGTCAGGCATTCCTTCAAAGTTTCTCATTATTACATATTGCAATTTTTTAATAGAATTTAAAGAGTCGAAAGCTTCTCTCATGTTTTTAAATTTTCTTGGCTTATAAAATTCATCAAATAAATCAAGGGCCCTCAAGTTATCTTTGGTTTCTTGAATATTATCTGTTGCATGAATTCTAAGGTGTCCATTAACCCGACTACTTTGTGTCTTTGATTCGCAGGTTCTTAATGTGTGTTTTAAATCAAACAAATTGATATTAACTAATCTACGAGTATGACCCGAAGTTTCTCTGGGTTCATAAATGGGAGTTGGATCATTGATTATGTATACAGTAAACGGTGTTGTCCCTCGTTCATCGTCTACTGTTGTTTTGTAAAATTTTGATAACACGTGAGACTTATTGTCTAGTTTTTTCATGGGCAAAACACTTACTAATTCTAAACCGTTAAGCTTTAGGTAGCTTTCTACTTCTTCTCTTGAAAAATAATTAACCCAATCAACTATGAGGTGTTTTTCTGCTAACAGTTTCTCTTCTTGAATTTCGTCTAGTATCTTAATCATGTTTCCATCTTTAAGTACGATATCGCGGTTCGGTCCCGCAAGTGGCTTGGGTGTTTGGCTTATGTCTATTCCGCACGACATATCATCATTTATTGATGCCCAACCAAAATCACATAAATACAATCTCCCATCCTTGACTAAAATTTCTTCTGACTTTATGTCGTTATGTTTAATGCCGCTGTCTTTTAAGTCTTGTAAAATCTCATTCGCTTGCTGCTCATAGTTGAGTGGAATATTGGTGCTATTAATGCTTTCGCCAGCGTATTCCGTTACCAAGCTCTCTTCGTTAAAGTGTATTAATTTAGGGGCCCAATCATACTTTCTTAAATTTAACAATTTTAAAACCTCAGCTTCTCTCTTTAGGCAGTCTGTCCAGTCATGCCCTGCAGCCATAGCATCTGGATAGTCCCAAGTGTTTTTTAATTCTTTTACAACCCACTTTTTGTTTTTATCGAAATATATGTTTGATGTATAAGCACTAATTGTCCGCCCTAGCTCGGCGTCTTCGTTGAAAACTTTACGTATTATTGAATTTGCTAATTTCATAAATTGGTGGAAGCGGCGGGAGTCGAACCCGCGTCTTTAGAGCCATCGGCTCAAATGTACTACAAGCTTAGTCAGTGTTACTTTTCGTGCTTCATCACTGACAACTACACACGAGGTTGGAGGCACTTTATTTATACTAGACTCCTCACCCTTCCTAGTTTTTTTGCTCATTGTCGGCGCCCTATCTCCTTAATGAGCATCCGGAGTAGGACGTGACGGGACTTATGCCGCCAGTTGGAGAGCTTCCTCTTCAACGTAACCGAACTTGGCGAGAATCTCGTCAGCTTCAGCTACAGAAGGAGCGAACTCCATGTCAACGTTATCGTTGGCATTTATGTTTTTTTAATAGATGTTTTAAGAGGCCAACTATTATCCTCTGCTTGCAATTTGGCGTAAGGTCCTAAATCGAAACCAGTACGCTCCCATAAATTGTATTACACTAAATTGGTAGGGAAGGCGGGACTCGAACCCGCATGAGCTAATGCTCGACAGATTTTAAGTCTGTTGTGTCTGCCAATTCCACCACTTCCCCAAAAAAGGGGTTTGTGGTTATAACTCTCCGTATTTTTCTTTTTCCCTGATTCTTCTCATATAATCTCTTTTTTGCCTACGTCTACGATCTGGGTCTTTTTCGTCGTATTTTTTTCTAGCTCGTTTTAAAGCCTTCTTACCTTTCTTAGATTTAAAATATTTTTTCTGTCTATCGAAAGGTATATCGTCCACTCTGTCTTCTTCGATCTCGTGGGGGGAAAATCGCCTTTTTTTATTATTCTTCATTGTATATCGTCCACTTTAGTGTTTTTTTTCTCACGGGGGGAAAATCGTTTTTTTTTATTTTTCAATTTTACTTATGTAAGTATAGCATAAACTTATCAAGCAGGGCAAGGGAAATGCGTAGCAGAGGACTCTAAAAAGTCATGCTACGCTGGGCGCGCTGGATTATAATGTCCAAAGGAACAACTCCGCGCATGCCCCCACCCTCCTTGGCATCCTTAGCCGTAAGTTATAATCATCTTGTTTTATCAATGATTAATAACTTGGGGTAAGTAATTCTTAACATATGAGGAAACATTTTTTTCGCCGCCTTCTCGTCTGCAGTATCCTCTTCCTTATCTTCTTCCGCTTTTGGCTCGTGCTCTATTGGCATCTTCTTGAGGTCGTCTTCTGACGGCATAGTCACCTTCGGGTCTAAGGCCCACATAATTTTATGCTTCTCACAGTAATCTACCATACGTCTCACGGGAACAATGAGGTTGAAGCCCTCTCCTGCTCCCCTTACTAACATTCCTACGTACCTAGCGTCTCCTTTTAAATATACTCCGCCTCCGGAACTTCCCGGAAAAGCGGTACAAGTTGTCTGATCAAACACAAATTTGTTTAATGACTTAATTAACCTACCGTGCTGAGAATAAATACCGTCGGTCATACTGTTGGCGCCCATTTGTCCTAATAGCGATCCAACATGCAACAAATCTTCTCCTAGTGGGGGAATTTTATCTTCGAGATAAAAGGTTACCGTATCTTTTACAAAGTTAAATTTTCTAACTCTAAGTAGGGCTAAGTCGTGACCATCGTCCGCATCAGAATACTTTAATACCTCCGCGTCCATCTGAAGTCTGCCTACAGTTCTTCCATTTTGTCTGATTTCTTTTACGACCATTGGGTCTTTGAACTCCACTAAGGTCTTGGCCGTGCCATTGACTACTGTTTTTCTAGTTTTTCTTAAATTATCTATGACGTGCGCAGCAGTCCACACGAAATTTACTTGATTACCTTTCGCGTCCTTTCGAGTGAAAATTACCCCTGACCCTTCCCCGTTAGAGAATGAGCCTTCGGATCGAATTGTAACAGAAACATTCTGTAGGTGCTCCGCTGTCGTTTTGTTCTCTTCACTGAGGGCGGTAGAGACAAAGACAAAGGGCAGCATTAACGTCAATTTGAGTAATATATTCATATGATTATTATCCTTAATTCTTTGACAAACATCTAAGATAAATAATTCAGAAAGTATAGTTAAATCTTTTTATATCTTCCGAGTAAAAGTCTGCGACTTCATCCTTTAAAAATTGACCCTCTTTAGTGTTCGGAAAATAGTCATGATAATGCTTAGATCCCCTTTCTTTTGTGACATTGTCTTTTTTGGGGTGGGTAATCTCTGTATTCAGAATTTGAGAAATTTTTTCTATATCAGAATGAATCGTTTCAACTTTACCTATATAATCTATATCTTCAGGAATCCATTTGACTTGAGGTTGGCATTGGCTGAAGTGATTTACGTTATAAAAACCAATGCTTTCAGTGTTAGGCAGATTAAAAACAAACGAATTAAAAGACATGTGTTCATTATCTTGTTTTTTTATATATTCATATAATGACACTGCTCTATCCCAAGGATTCCTAACGAAGCAAAATTTATAATACTTATTCCATTGAGTATCTGAAATTAAACTTCTACTTCTTACTTCATTTATATCTACGTGCCCAAAAGATAGATTTTCATTATCGTCTATCGGTAAATCTATATCATGCATTTCGTGTGACGCATTTCTCCATCGCTCTTGACAGTTGAGGGATTTAATAATCGATGTTCCTGCGGCTTTAGGAATATGAATGAAAAGTAGGGGCTTCATTGTTTTTCATGCTTAAGTAGCTGCTCTTCAGCCTTAGATACTATCAGTAAACTATCGTAATCTTGATTTGAATATGCTAAAGATATTACCTGCTCGGCTTCCGGTACTGTTAACTGCTTCATGACCTCTACAAAAACTTGTTCGGCATGTTCTTGCCTAAATTTTTTTCTGCAACTGCATCCCTTATTAATGGCTGAGTGCACCTGTTTAATCTCTAGTAGCGCCCTGCTAGGTTGAGGCGCGCCTTGAATGGACATCCTATCATCCATCATATTTATGAATTCATCTACCCCTGAAGTTTTTAACTCTTTACTCATATGCTTTTTTCTCTAGTATGGATAAAGTATAAAATGTTGATAATCCCAATATTATTGACGAAGGAATCATGTAAGCATTATAATGTAAAAAATAACAAAGCCCGCCGAGCCATATCGAAAGACACGGGGGGCAAGAAATTAATCTAAATAAAAAGTTATCCTTATATATAGATAAATAATCTGTATAAGTTAGGTCGGAAAATTTATCAGATTTATCTTTAAAATCTTTTATATAAAATAATTTTTTAAATCTGAAGAGCGAACAATACTCAACAAATGCGCTAGTCTTAAACCATACAAATAAAACTAGAGCGATTAAAAACGAGAAGAATAATAACTCATTCATTAATCTTTCTTTTCTACGAACTCCGCTTTCTCTACTTTCTCTATTGTAAGAGAAGCTATTGACTGTCCAGCTGGAATACTTAAAGCATGTTCTTTAGATCTATTTACCAATCGAAGCACTAACTCCTGATCTTGGTGAGAATTAATTACTTGGTCATTAATTGAGAAGGTTGCTTGACCGCTCATATTTGTAGGGGTATGAACTTTTCCAACGTAACCTTCGGGAATTATCAATTTCATCTTCATTGGGATACTTGCGTCCTCTTCTACTCCAATCCTTATATCCCCCAAGCCGGGCGTAAATAAGGCATAAGCTGAATCGTTCTTTTCTAGCTTCACGGGAGGAAGGGCGTGAACGTTTAATGGTATAAATTTAATTTTCATGTTTGATTTATCTGTATATATTTTAATTTTTTTACTATATCTTTTCGAATATTTCTCGATAAAGTCCCCCTGTATGCCCGGTAAGCGTTCACCTACAAAGTCTGGGATATTCAGATCCTTGATTTTTTGTCTAAAATCTAAGACCTCTTTTTCTAGTTGTTTATTTTTAAACTTTTCTTGAGATAATTCCAGTTCTGCATTTTTAAGCATTTGCCCAATGAATTCTTTACTGGTGTTATATTCCCTATTTTCCTCATTAGTTTGCTTAGATAGGGATAATTCCCTCTCTGCGGCCTCTTTAGCAAAAAGCCAATTCCAAATTTTATTTTTGAACCAATCCTTCATATTTTAATTATATACAAGGATTAAAGTTTTATCAATTTTATATCGTAAAAATCGAAAATATCTATTGCTGTCGGGTCTCGGTCGTAAATTTCCGCATAAACTACGGTGGGTATTTGATACGCCGCTATCATTGTCGCACAGTACGAACAGGGTAGGAGCGTGACCGCTAATAATTTACATTCCCCACTTCTAAAAAGCGATAGACAATTCGCTTCTGCGTGAATCATATACGGACGCCGCGCATCCCTATCTTCCCAGAATTCATCGCTAACGTTTTTACTGGGAGCTAGGCCATTGTACCCCAGCCCAAGCACCTTATTGTCTACGCTCAAAGCACAGGCCCCCACCTTATGGTAAGGGTCTTCGCTTCTGGTCGCGGCAGTTTGTGCTAGGGATAGCGCGTATTCTTCCCAAGAAGGTCTCATATGTGATTTACATACCTCTAAGGTTATCGCACATGCGGTAAGCGAACCAGCCAAAAATTATAGTAACTATTAACATAATTAAAAATCTAATTCTTCGATATCATCAGTCATCTGTTGCGTAACAGGGAGACTAGCCGTCTGGTAAATATTACTCGGACGTCCGACTTTAGTCTTAAGCTTTTTAACTTTAACTAAAAGGCCATCAGCTAATGCTTGATTAATTTTGTTGTGAATTGAAACCCTAGAAACCTTTGTGCTGTTAACCGAAAAGGCTTGCTCTGCTGTGAACTCACCTTCGGGCCAAACAACTGGCGTCTTTGGTCTACCTCTTTTTGAATTATTATCACTCATAACCTGATAATAACATCTTCTTAACTAAGATGTCAAATACTTTTTTAAATAAATTTTCTTTGTTTTTTCTACCCTTTTTAATTATGATGAGTATGACTGTAAATGATGCGCGCCAAGCGCTTTTTTCTTGGTACGACAAGAACGACTCTTTCGTGATTGAACGAGATTATACTAAATTATTACTAATAAACGAAGAGGGGAATGAAGAAAAGAAAGCTTGTATCTCAGCAGCCCTTGGCGACTTTGAGAAAGCTGGTCTCGTAACTTCGTCAACTTACGGGGAAAACGAATACCACATTCTCATAAAACCTTTTTCAACAATAGAACAAACTCTTAGCTTGAATGCGCAAACCGCTACGATGGTCTCACAGGAGGTTAACGAATTTTGTAGATTAATTGAGGACGATAGGGACACTTGTGATCCAACAGATGTTAAAGAGAAAGACATTTATAATTTAATTAATATCATTGGTTTCTACAGGGGAGACTACTCTGAAAAAAAATCCTCTTGACTATTTCTGCAGAATCATAGTAACCTAAAAAAAGTTCTTTGTAATCGCGGTGAATAGCTTGTGAGGGGTAAACTCACATAAACTCGTAAGAGACCACAGGTCCGTAAAAAGACCTTAGCCAAACAGTCCTAATAAGACTGGAGTTATTTCGGAAAAAAGCGGCTTCTGAGGCTAAGACCCGTAAGGGTGCTAGAAACTTAACACTCCCAAGAGGAAAAAGGTAAGCAGTCATTAAAAAAAATCCCACCGCAAAGATTACAAAGATTAGTACATAGCCCATCAAGTTGCGAGCTAGGCTAATAGAGGCCAACGCGAGGATTGAAGCAGGTTGAGTGGGAAAAAATGAGGAAGCTTTATAATTTTCACCCCCGCTTTCTAAGTGGACTGCTATGTTCTTACAACAACCCAGATGAAAAATATATAAAGGTAAGCAGCCAAAAATAAATTTAAAATTTAAAAAATATACTTGACTAAATAGATAAATAAAAGTTAATATAAGAAGCTATGGAGAGAACAGTAATAGGACTATCAGGAGTGGCCGGCGCAGGTAAGGATTTATTCTTTGACCTTTTAAGCAAGAAGTTAAATGTTAGAAGATTCGAATTAGCAGATGACTTAAAAAGGGAAGCTAGCATGTGGACGTATAAGCAATACGGTATTGATGCCCTTAAGTGTAGTAGGGAAGAAAAGGAAATAATTCGCCCATTCCTTGTTCAACACGGCATTCAAAAGAGGAAGATGTCTAAGGGGCGTCACTGGATAGATTTAATTGATAGAGATATCAAGGGGTTTTTGCTTAACGCTGTGACTGAGGATATACCTGTCGTAACTGATGTAAGATATCAAGAATACGAGGGAGACGAAGTGGATTGGTTAACCAAGGAGTTAGACGGCATGCTTGTTCATATTTCGCAATTCGAAGTAGAAAGAGCTACAGGTAAGAGAACTTACCATAAGCCAGCGAATTCAGAAGAAGAGAAAATGGACCCAATCCTTGAAGAATTAGCCGATTATAGGGTGAAGTGGCCTAGAGTTGAAGACAAAGAGACTCGCCACGAGATACTTAACCAATATGTAGATAGATTTATAAATTTTTATGAAAAGTGCACCGGAAATTCTAACTGAATATTCTAATTTACTTTGGGAATTGTTTAAATTTGATTTAGACGTCTTATCTATTTGGTGGATGTGGGCGCCATTGTGTATACCGGCGGTGGGTTACCTGATATATATGTATTTCAAATGGTGGATTTTGTTATTACCATTAACTTCATTTGTTAAATTAATTCGAATGATTTTTTCAAAAACTCCGTCACATCCCTTACCGGCAGAGGAAATCAGCGAAAAGTGTGAAAATGTTTGGCAAGCAATTTCAGATAAAAAAGGAAAACCTAAAAATAATTAGCTCCTCTAGTCGGCCCAGCAATGAAGCCGACAGATAATAAATTAGTAAAAAATATTAAAGATGATAATTGTAATGATAGTTATAAAGAGTTAGTTTCTCGACACGAAAAGCTATTTTACAAAGTTTGTCAAAAATATTCGAATGTTGTAGTTTCGGGAGGCGCTAGTATGGATGACCTTCTGGGAGATAAAGATTTTGTATTCCTTAAAAGTATAAATTCCTACAAACCAAACAAAAAAGCTAAATTTTCTAGCTGGCTTGGTAACCATTCTCGATATCACTGTTTAAATTTTATAAAAGAGAATTGTAAATACATAAAGTTTGACGAACAGAAAGATTTAGAATCGTTCATAGAAACCACAACTAGAGAAGATGATATACAAAACGAAAGAAATTTAGAATTAAAAGATCAAATTTTCCACATTTTAAGCAAATTAAAAGACAGTCGAATCCACGAAGTCTTCACAGAAAGATATGCCGACTCAGAAAAAAAACCAACATGGGCTAAGATAGCAAAAAAATTAAATATAAGTACCCAAACAGTCATCAATCTACATAGTAGGGGATCAAAAATCCTAAAACATAAAATGAAATCTAGAAAGTTATTAGATTTTGTTTGACAACATAACAAAGAACAACGTATACTAAGAAAATCATGAGTAACAATACACAAGAGAGTCAACAAAAGACTCAATATAAAGATGAGGAAGTAGGCGCCTTCTGGAAGCGTACTTCACAACGCGGTCAAAAGTATCTGGCCGGACATATCAAAGGCGAAGACGGCTCTTCTGAGAAGCTTGTCGTTTTTGCGAACACAAATAAAAAGAGTGATAATCAACCTGATTATCGCATCTACAAGTCTCGACCTCGCACAAGCGAAGCCGTAGCGCAAACACAGGAACAATCGACTACCGAGGATGAACTCCTTTAGTAATAATGTCGGAACTAACCTTCAATGTTCCTATTAACCAAACCTCCTTTGGTCAGGTCTCTGTTGCCCTACTGAGGGAGATGTACAATAGAGAGATGTCCCCCCTGTTATTCCCTATAGGGGGAGACATCAATCTATCTACCCATAAAGAAGATAAAGATTTCCAAAACTGGTTAGTGGATGCTTCAAGAAGGGCCTTTGAGAAACATAATCGAAATAATAAAACTTTAAAATTATGGCACATTAATGGAGCGTTAGAGAGCTTTTCAAACGATCAGCTTTTAATGACTTTTTATGAACTAAACGAGTTAACGTCCGCAGAACGAAATGCTCTATTAAACAATAGGGTAGCAGTAACATCCTCCTACACTAAAGAGATTTTTGAATCGGTTGGTCTGTGCGCCGACTTCGTACCATTAGGATTTGATAAATATAATTTTTATAGGACAGACAAAAAATACTTTGAGGACGATAGAATTACATTTAATCTATGCGGGAAGTTTGAACACAGGAAGCATCATGTAAAAATACTGAGGGCTTGGGCTAAACAATTCGGTAATAATACAAAATATCACTTGCAATGCTCTCTTTATAATAACTTCTTGTCGCCCGAACAGAATAATGAAATAATTGCTAAAGCTTTAAATGGTGTAAGATATAGTAATATCATATTTTTAAACTTTATGGCTGAAAATTCTAAATACAATGAATTCCTGAACGCCGCCGACATTATCTTAGGAATGTCTGGCGGAGAAGGTTGGGGATTGCCCGAGTTTCAGTCCGTATGCCTAGGTAAACACGCCGTAATCTTAAATGCTCACGCTTATAAGGATTGGGCTACAAAAGAAACCTGCGTAATGGTAGAGCCCTCAGGGAAAATCCCCTCAGAGGATGGAATGTTTTTCAGAAAAGGTAGCCCATTTAATCAAGGAGAGTTCTTCTCTTGGGAAGAAGAGGATTTTGTAAACGGATGTTATGACGCAATAAAAAGAGTCAAGGACACCGGAAGAGTAAATACTAAAGGCATAGAGCTTCAAGAGCAATTCACTTACTCAAAAACCTTGGATAAAATTCTAGAAATATTGTAACATGCCCGTCTACATGTTTCAAAACCCTGATTCTGGAGAGACCATCGAACTGGTCCAAAAGATGAAGGACGAACACATCTATATCGATGAAAACGGTTTACAATGGAACAGGGTTTTCTCTGTCCCCAATGCAGCAATAGATACAGTGCTGAACGCTGACACCTCAGCAGCAGACTGGATGAGAAAGACTGAGGGTAAAAATTGGACCCTAGGAGACGCTTGGGATACTTCAGCACAACTAAGCAGAGAGAGAGAAAAGAAGATGGGCAAGGACCCTCTTAAGGAAAAGAACCTTAAAGATTATAGTAAAAAAAGAAATGGAATGAAGCACGATTCAGTTAAGCGATCCACAAAGCATTGGGATGTATCTTAATTTTTAATAATTTCTTCTTTTCTTTTCTAGCAAGTACGGAGTAGTATATATAAGTATGAGCAATCACCAAATTCACGTTAAAAAGAGGAACGGTAGACTTCAGAAATTAGACATCGACAAGATTAATAATTGTGTTCAAAGAGCCTGTGAGGGCCTCGAAGATGTTTCAGCTAGTGAAGTAGTCATTGACGCTAATGTTCAGCTATACGACAAAATTACGACCAAGGAAATAGATCAAGCTTTAATTATGTCTGCTAGACTAAAGATAGATAAAGAGCCGAACTACTCCTACGTTGCCGCGCGATTGCTCTTAGGTAATATTCATAAAGAAGTATTCGGTTCATCTGTGGATAAAGACGCATTCGATCATCAGTACAGATTGTCTTTTATAAAAAATATTAAGCAATTAGTCAATGATGATATTCTTAATCATAGATTACTTGAGTACGATTTGAAAGCTCTTTCGGAAGCTTTGGATATTGGTCGTGATTTTAAATTTAAATACTTAGGTTTACAGATTCTTTATGATCGTTATTTTTTACATCTTAATGGCCGCCGCCTTGAGTCACCACAATCATTCTGGATGCGCGTAGCTATGGGCTTAGCAATTGACGAGAAAGATAAAGAAAAAAAGGCCATAGAGTTTTATGAAGCCATTAGCAACTTTCATATCTGTCCATCCACCCCAACTCTATTCAACAGTGGATCGAGGCGTAGTCAACTCTCTAGCTGCTACCTAAATACTTTTGATGATTCAATTGACGGAATCTTCGATGGAGCATGGCAAGAAGCTCGTAAATCTAAATTTGCAGGAGGGCTAGGATTTGATGTATCTAATTTTAGATCCGCTGGCTCCCACATAAAAGGAACAAATGGAACCTCTAGTGGTCTAGTGCCTTGGCTTAAAATTTTTAATGATTTACTAGTTGCAGTTAATCAAGGAGGTAAACGGCCCGGTGCTGGTTGTGCATATATCGAACCGTGGCACCTCGACATTGAAGAATTCCTAGACCTCAAGAAAAATACTGGCGATGAACGCCGCCGTTGTCACGACTTAAATACAGCAAACTGGCTACCGAATCTCTTTTTAGATAAAGTAGAGAAAGATGGGGACTGGTATCTATTCTCCCCATCAGATACCCCAGATCTTCACGAAAACTATGGAGAAGACTTCGACAAGCTATACGAAGGATACTGTAAGAAAGCCAGAAATGGTGAGATAGAAAACCACAAAGTTATTAAAGCTAAGATTTTATGGAAGAAGATGTTGCGCGCCTTATTTGAGACAGGACACCCTTGGATTACCTTCAAGGATAACGCAAACATTCGTTACTCAAATTATCACCAAGGAACAGTTAATAGCTCTAATTTATGCACTGAGATTTTCTTGCATACCATCCCATCTCAATATAACCAAGGCATTAAAACTGAAGTTGGAGAAACCGCCGTATGTAATCTTAGTTCAATTAATCTCAAAGAACACTTAAAAGATAATGGTAAATTAGATTTTAAACTTCTAGCAAAGAGTATTAAAACTCAAATGAGAATGCTGGATAACGTTATCGACTTAAATTTCTACCCAACAAAGGAAGCGGAAAAAGCTAACTTATCCCACCGGCCTGTAGGCGCAGGCACAATGGGGTGGGCCGACGTTTTTCATTCTTACAAAATTGATTTCTCTTCGGAAGACGCAGTAAAATTTTCCGACGAACTGTACGAATTTATTTCTTATCATTGCATTTTTAATTCCAGCAAGAATGCTAAATCTAAAGGTAAATATAGCACCTACGAAGGCTCGCTATGGGATCAAGACATCTTACCGTCAGATACCTATAAATTATTAATGGATTACCTCGACGAAAAACCAATGATTCACAGAGGCAAAAAGTTCTGTCCAGAAGTTGACTGGAAAGAAGTTAGAAATCATATCAAAGAGCACGGAATGCGAAATAGTAACACTATGGCTATTGCACCGACTGCTACCATATCATATATCCAAGGTTGCTCACCATCAGTTGAGCCAGATTTTTCCACCCTTTTTGTCTATGAAAATAAAAGCGGGAATCTAATGATTACAAATGAGTGGTTTGTGAAGGAATGCAAAAACCTTGGCATATGGGATCAAAATTTAGTCGACACACTGAAGAACGTAGATGGAGATGTATCTCAACTAGGAGGAGGTCTTCCACAGGATTTAGTTGTGAGATATAAAACTGCATTTGATCAAGACCAGTTTAAACTTGTAGATAATGCTGCAGCTAAACAAAAGTGGATAGACATGGGCCAGAGTTTAAATTTATTTAACAAATCTAGCTCTTTAAAATATTTAAATGATTTATATATGTACGCTAGATCAAAAGGGTTAAAGAGTACGTATTATTTAAGGAATAAAAGTGCAAGTAAAATTGAAAAAGCTACGAAAATGGGTAACAATAGTGCTAGTATTACAGCTAATAGTGATGATTCTAGCTCTGATGTTGCGACTTGTAGAATAGACGCCATGATGAATGGAGGCGAATGTGAAAGCTGTCAATAACGAAGACAGACAAGAGTTGGCTGACAAAGTTAACCAACTTGCTGAAGAGGTAGAGCCCGATAATAAGGCTTTAGCTCACATACTGTGGGGTGTCTGCGGAGCCCTGCTACTAAAAAGAGAAAGGCTATTTTCCAGAATGATGAAAGGCTGGGTGGAGTCGAGAATTAAAGAAGTGTATAAGAAAAAACAAAAAAAAATAAACAAAAAGAAAAGGCGACAAGATGAACAATAAAAAAACAGGACTTCTACTGGGTGAAGAAGTAGCGGGAGTTAACCAGATTCTTCCGCATAAACACGAAGAAGTATGGAAATTATTTTTAAAAGGGGTAGCTAATAACTGGTCTCCTGCGGAAATTAATATGAGCGATGATGTAGACCAATGGAAAAACGGAGACCTAACCTCGGACGAAAAACTTTTAGTTAAACGCTGCCTTGGATTTTTTGCTGGAAGCGAATCCTTGGTTGGCAACAATCTTCTTCTCAACGTTGCAAGATGGATAACTGATGCTGAATGTGGTCAATACATAATGAGGCAAGCTTACGAGGAGTCCCTCCACAACTGGACTGTAGTTACCTGTTGTGACTCTTACTCCCTCAAAGTAACCGAGGTATATGAAGCTTATCTAAATATTCCAAGCATCAAGGCTAAGGATGATTTTTTAATGGAGATTACCACAGACATAAACAGGCCCGATTTTAATACTAACTCAATAGAGGGTAAGCGTGAATTCCTAAGGAATCTTATTACATATTATATCGTGTGCGAAGGAACATTTTTCTTTAGTGGGTTTGCCATGCTACTTGCTTTAGGAAGGCAAAATAAACTGCCGGGATTATCCGATCAGATACGTTATACATTGAGAGACGAAAGTCTACATATCGAATTCGGAACATATTTAATCAATACAATTAAACAGCAATACCCATCGGTGTGGACAAAAAAATTCGAGCAAGAAACAATTGATCATATTAAAAAAGCTGTAGAGCTTGAAATAAAATATGCTCACGATGTTCTTCCAAGGGGTATCTTGGGCTTAAATGCTGATATGTTCGTAGATTACATGAAGTATATCGGCAATAGGCGGCTTGAAGGTATTGGCGTCGACTTCCGTTTCGACAGCGATCAGAATCCATTTCCGTGGCTATCTGAGGTTGTCGACACGGGGGCGATGACCAATTTCTTTGAAAGAAAAGTCAAAGACTATCAAAGTTCTGGTATGCTGGAAGACGATTTTTAACATGAAAGATATAAAATACGCACCCGTTCACCTACGCAGTAAAATACACGGTTCATCCTGTCCGGACTCTTTCTATAAAGTCGGCGCTAAGTACGTCAAGAATATATATTCCCTCATCTCACCAGAGATCGAACTAAACGAAAAACATCGCTGCGCCTTAGATTGGGGATGCGGATGTGGTCGGATGATTCAGCATGTTTGCCAACTGCTTCCTAAATGTAACCTCTATGGATCAGACGTAGATGTAGAAGCGGTACTGTGGTGTAAAGAAAATTTATCACATATTGCAAATTTTTCCACAAACGATCCCACTCCCCCATTACATTTTTCTGATGATTTTTTTGATTTCATATATGGTATATCAATATTCACACATTTAACGAAAGAGATAGAAAATAAATGGCTCGAAGAGCTTCATCGCGTAACTAAGCCCGGAGGATACGTGCTTCTAACTACTCACGGCACTGTATACCAGCAATATCTTACCGATAATCAAGAGGGTTTTTTGTGGATACCTGAATCCAACGTAAAAAACTGTACCGCTGAAGGTCTACCTTCATATTATGGAAGCTCTTTCCATTCTGAGCGATACGTTTATAACGAGTGGAGTAAATTTTTCAGAATTAAAGAATATAAACGCACAATGCCTGACTGTAAACATGACTTTATACTTTGCCAAAAAAAATGAATATAGTTCCAGCACATTAGTCAAACACTTTCTAACTAATATGAAGAGTAATAATACAGAGACAGAGAATAAGTTTACGACTGTAAAAACTGGTTACGCCCGGATGGCGCTAGTTTTGTTAGCCCTCAACTTTTGTTTGACGGGTTACGTAATCGTGAACATGAATAAGGTCACAACCGATCTTATTGAAAACCAAGCTTCCAACACTAAGTCGGAGGTTACAGAGTAATATGAAAACTAAAGCAACACTAATCGGAGCAGCGGTCTTTTTGGGCCTCGGATGCTCCAGCACCCTAACAGTTGGCCCTAAAGCCAATCAATCTAGCTACCTTGGAGCTTCGGCAAATACCAAGGGAGCAAGTGTAACCCTTCCTTTTGTGAAGGGCGAGGTCGCGGCCACCGAAACGGAGACCGAGACTAAGAAAAAGAAGTAAAACTTCTATCAACAACAACCCCCCGTTTATCACGGGGGGCCTTTTTTTATAAAACAACCAAACCTTTAATTTCTTTTATAGGCAGTACTCCGTACCAAGATATTTCCCTATTGTCACCTATAACCCAAACGCACCCCTCTGGAACCTTCGTGGGTTGAGAATTTGTGTTTAAAAATAACCACTCATGTTTAGGTTTTTTATTCCTAGCTTCTTCATCTTCTGTATAAAAAATAATGTTGCCATTCGACCAGACGTCTTTAATCTTTTTGCCGTTCACATGTATGTATCCGTTTTTTATTATTACAGTTTCGCCCTCTAATGCAATCACTCTTTTCGTCAAATCGTCACCAGACTCTTCATCTCTTATAACAACGACATCAGTTCTGTCGGGCTTCCAATCCTTACCTAAGAATCTAGTTTTTTCAATAATTAATATATCCCCATTAGAATGAGTGGGTTCCATACTGCTGCCGTGATTATATATAAATCCATATTTATATCCAAAAAATAACCACCACACGCTTAAAATTATAACCGTTAACCAAAGAGGATAACGCCAATGTTTTGAAAATTTCTTCACCTCTAATATACTAAATAAACGCTACACTTTCAAAATAAAAAAGGGAATTAACATTTCTTTACATACTAAATAAAAAAATAGATAGAACAGCACATCAGTGTAATTATATGTGACGCCGAATATTGACCGTGTTAATATTGTAGGCGTTATTTAATTATGAAAGCAATTCTACTTAAACATTTAGGAAGTTATGATTCGTGGCTAGGTGCCTCCCTCGTAGGGTTTGGCCTCTTGTTGCATGCTAATGTCGTTGATCCAATCGTTGCAGTCACTTGGCTTGCTTGGTTATTTGGCGCCATTAAGCTATTACGTTCTCACAAAGAGGGCTAAATGCTGAATTATAGCAAAACTAAATAAGCATACATTCAAGCCTCACAGTGAAAAGCTGGGGGGCTTTTTTAGTGTAATTCCTAATGTGAAAAAGATTCAGGAAAATCTTCTCGAAGAAATACAAAAAATTGAAAGAGTCGCAGAAAAAAAGGGCGCCGAGCTATTTCACGCATCCACAAAGAACCCCAATGCGGCTTTAATCTATAATGATAAAGCAATAGCCATTCTTATAATAAAAGAGCTACCAGATCACTTCTTGGTAACGCCGTATATTGTAGACATAAGAAAATGGGAATGGGCAGAATCCGAAGGATTTTCGAGGGATCAAATATGGGAAGACGAAAAACTTCAAAATATGATATTTTTCCCAGCAGTAAGAAAAGAAATGTATAAACACTTGGGTATTTCTGTGTAATTATATACGAGATGGATTACCAACTATTGATAAATATCGGCTTTGGCGTGGTCTGCACGATCGCTGGGTGGCTTTTTAAAGTTCTTTATGATCAAATGAGACTGATAGAAAAAGAAGTTAACGATCTAGAGGATTCCCAAGAAGAAGACCATAGAGAAGTAGTAGAAAAAATTAATCAACTCGCCCTAACCCTACCTGAAAAATACGTCAATAAAAACGACTTTGAGAATTTAGTAAAGGTAGTACACCACAGATTCGATAGACTAGAAGAGAAACTGGATAACCTTAAAGGTTAATATTTCTTAAAGACTTAATTTGTCCTAATAAATTAAGGGTGTTTTCGTACCCTATTTTACTCGTTTGAATTGTCATGGGGTAGTTTATCTCTGTATCTATCCTAACGCCTTCTAGACGCCATTCTGGCTCAATAAAGTCATCTACAAAATCAAACCATCCGTGAGATTTTAAAGTGTTATAGCACTCATCTATATCATCTTTTTTAGCTTCAACAAGTACGTCGTAATCTAATTCGTGTTTAGCCATCATAGTAACGTGTCTAAAATATAGACCTTGGTTATATGTCAATTTGTCTACTACAATCAGATTCACTAATGAGTATTACACGTGTAATATATTATAGTGGAAGAATGGTACGATATTAAAGTTGGCGACTTCTTTGTAGAAATCAAAGATGCTTCTAATTGCTTCTGGAAAGAAAGAAAAATAGTAATACACGACCCAGCAAAAGAGATAACTGCTGGAAAAATTGTGGACATCGTGGAATATTTATATTATGAAGGCTTTATAGAAGACAGGAGAACTCAAGTAGAAGTCAAAGTCTAAACAGTACATAAACTTTTTTTATTACAGTATCCCCCTCGCCCTTGTATGCGAAAAAGTTCTCTATATATCTTTTACTATCAGATGGATAAGTCATCCAGTGATAATCAATTGAGCCCTTTCTTTTTACTAAAACTATAGCCACCCCTAGACCTTTTTTCTTATTAACCTCATCTAGATTACGACTAGTTAGTTCATACCAGCCTATACCGTAATGATTTAATACGGCCATCATATCACTTATAAAAGTAACCTGTCTGCTCCTATTATCGAAGACGGATAATATATTTCTACAAGAAGTAGTATGGCGGGCTTGTATAATTTTGCTAATTTCTTTTTTAGAAAAAGGTTCTCGTTTAAATTTTACATTTTTATGAAAATAACTAAGCGCGTCATAAACAGCGTCAGGACCACAACTATTTATATGATCAGGATCTTCCCCAACTTTTCTGGCCTCCTTAATATATTGAGGCTCTTTACAATATTCCAAAGTCCCACATCCGCTAAAAAGAAATACGCCAATTAGAGATATGATTACGAACTTCATTTGGTAATGGTTCTTATAATTTGATTCTGCTCAATTATTTGAGATTTTAACTCCGTTATAACGTAGTAAGATATAATATTAAAGCCTAAACTAATGCCGATCAGAGAACCAATTAAGCATTTAACCCAGAAATCCCTATTTAAAATAGTATCAAGAAACCTCCGAAGAAGTTCTAGCCTGCCAACATTTAGTCCAGATATGGGCGAACCACACTGATGAGGAGCGTTACCCTTCTCGGTCTTCTTAACCTTTTTATTTTTAGGTGCTTCCTCTTTGGTTCTAACATACCATTGACCATTTCTCTGGTATAGCCTGCCACTCATTTTACGTCCAATTATCGGGGTTGTCTTCTGGAAACTCTGGCGGCCACTCATTTATTCTTTTCATGTATTCTATGAGTTTCTGCAGAGCTTCCCCTTGTTGCTTGATAATATCAGAAGCGCGCCGTAAGGTGGCTTCTCTATTTTCAATAACAAATTTTTG